CTAACAAATGAGCAGCTCAAAGCTCGGCTGATCATATTCATTGGCATATCACTAGCGCTCACATTTACATTTTCGGTCGCTGGAATGCTTTACGCGTTGATATTCGTGACGCAACCGCTTGGCGATCAAGCGCCCAATGATCGAGCATTCATCGAGCTATTATCTACACTCACGATTTTCTTGACTGGCGCACTCGGATCAGTGCTGGCCAGTAATGGATTGAAGGATAAGGAAAAACCGAAGGCAGACACGCCGACAAACACGCAGGATTCTTGACCTTGTCAGACTTAGGCCTCATGCTCTTACATGGGAGCGGCTTTGGTCACGGATCAGGCGAAACACTAGGGTCGCTCCCCTAACAGAAACGGGAGCAAAATGACAACAGAGCAAATCATCGGCTTTGCGCTACTTGCGCAGCTATTGGTCAGCGTGGCCATTTATTCAATGGGCTACAGGGACGGCAAATCGGTCGGATACCATCACGGGCGATCTGTCGGTATGGCCATGAAAAGGCCGGTGGAGTAAATGGGATTTCTTGACAATTATGAGGACGTCGCATCACGCATCAAACGATTCTGGGCCGCTTATCCATCAGGGCGAATCGAAACACACATCATTGATTTCAATGCCGTTGCCGGATACATCCTCATCGAGTGCAGATTATTCAGAGAGTACGAAGATGAGAAGCCAAGCGCCATCGATTTCGGATTCGGTCGCGTGGAGTCATATCAGGCCAGCATGAAGCGTTGGTTCGTCGAGGACACAGTCACATCAGCGATCGGGCGTGCCATTGGCCTATTGCTTGGATCAGATACGCGTCCGACACAGGAAAACATGAAGCAAGTGGAAAACATGCCAGCCGCTTTCGTCAATAAGATCGAGGATGATCCTTGGTCGAAGCCATTTGCAGAGGATGGATTTGCCACAGCTGCGACCGGTATCTCAGAGATCGTCGATCAATTAGGCGGCGAGATATTAGCCGAAGCGCCACAGTGCAAACACGGCCACATGCTATTAAAGCAAGGCACATCGCCAAAGACAGGCAAGGATTATCGAGGCCACGTCTGCGTGGAAAAGGTCAAGGCCAATCAATGTCCGGCGATCTGGTACGTCATGGGATCTGATGGAAAGTGGAAGGTGCAAAGCTGATGGGGTCAATGGAATTCATCAAGCTCAACACAGGCGAGCGCACACGAATCGACATCGATGGCACAGTGGTCAAGGATCAGATTGATCCACCAAGAATTGAGTGGTGCGATCGATGCGAGGCATTCAAGCGCTTTGATGGCGGTCGCTATGAGTACGTCCAAGGGCTTGAACAAATTTGGATTTGTGAGCTGTGCAAATGAAGATGACAGTGACATTTGACCAAATGATGCAATCGATCGAGATCGCTTTACTTAGGATCAAGGAAATCAATGGCCGTCCAGATCACAAATCACGATATGACAAGAATCTGTCATTTCATGAGTACGTGTGCCAGATAGCCGAATCGATCTGCGCCGAGATTGTGGTCGCTCGGTACTTTGGAAATAAGGATTTCCAGCCGACTGTGAACACATTCAAAACACAAGCTGATGTCGGATCTCGTATTGAGGTCAAATGGACAAAGTACGACTCAGGAGCGCTCATCATCAGCGACAGCGATCGAAACAGTGACATCGCTGTACTGGTCACGGGTCGATCACCGGTCTATGAGATCAGGGGATGGATACCGGTATCGATAGCCAAAAATCAACAGTGGAAGCGACGCGATAATCCGTCATTTTGGGTTGAGCAATACAATTTACATCCCATCGAGAATCTAAGGAGATCCAGTCATGGAGATGCTGCGCTTTCAATGTAGGGTCGAAAAGAAAATCACAAATCACGGCGTCAAGATGGACGATGTGCAGCTAGGCGATGGAATGGTGCTCGTCCAGTGCCTAGGATGCGGCGTCATGGGCGTCATGGCTAGGAGCGACTCACATGGCAGCGTATGACTATCGATGCGAGGTCTGCGGCAAAACCAAGACAGTACATCGGCCAATCGATGATGCAATGCCACGTGATCCATATTGCGACGGATGCACGATCCCAATGGCTCGAATTTGGACAGCCAATCCGGTGCATTTCAAGGGTAAAGGCTGGGGTGGAGATAAATGAGCCCTGTGGATAACCTGTGGACGACACGCCAAAGGCACGCTCAACTTATCCACATACTTGCCAGTAACTTGACTAGGGCATTACGCTCCATACGCTCGCAGCGAGCGCCGAAGGCTGGTAGCTCGCGCGTGCGATTGGTGCTTTGGGGTGCTCTATGCCTATGCATAGGCTCGATGTCAATAACGATGCAACCCGTACAAGCTGCAACACAGGCAGATCATTTGAAGCTATATGTACATTCTAGGATCATTGATGACAAGCAATATCAATGCTTTAAATGGATCATAGGTAAAGAATCAGCTTGGAATCCAAAGGCTCGCAATGGCAGTCATTACGGCCTAGGTCAAATGCGCTCTACTTGGTACAGGGATCTCGATCCATTTCGTCAGATTGACGCTACCATCAGATATATATCAAAACGTTATGGATCACCTTGTAAGGCTAGGCAATTCCATGAGCGAAAGGGATGGTATTGATGAGCCTACACTCACAGCGCAAGGCTAACAGCACACACTGGAAGAAGCTACGCGCACGCATTCTATTGAGAGATGGAGCCGAATGCTTCTGGTGTGGAATGGACGCAGACACAGTCGATCACGTGATTCCAGTGGCAAAGGGTGGCACAGATGATCCTGAGAATCTTGTAGCAGCTTGTCGCAAGTGCAATTTTGCCAAGCAGGATAAATTACCGGATGAGTTCATTCTCGCGAAAATGCGCAAGGGGTCAATTTTTTCTAATACTGATTCCACCGTACCCTATCCCCTAGGTTTTATTTCACCACCAAACGACTCAAAGAGGCATTGAAATGGATCAAGAAGGGTCAAGACGGCTGACACTGGTTCAAGGTGGCTTAGATAGGCCTGAGCAGGTTTTAGAGCCCATCGTAGAGAAGGTTTATGGCCGAAATACCCCAAGAATCCACTCACGCTTGCGTCCAGACTTACCAAGTCGAGGTCAGGAGCTCATCGATTTCAGCAATTCGATCGGATTCCCATTGCTACCTTGGCAGGAATGGCTTGCGATTGAGTCGCACCGTGTCAAGGATGACGGCCGATGGCTGCATCCGCTGGTCCAGTTGGTCGTGGCACGCCAGCAAGGCAAGACGACATTCATGAAGCAGCGCATTTTGATGGGACTGTTCGAATGGGACAATCGGCTCCAGATCGGCACAGCTCATCGATTGACGACATCGCTGGAAACATTCAGGGATCTAGTCCACACGATCGAGAGCAATGAAGGGCTGGCCAAGCAAGTCAAGCGCATCCGCTGGGCTCACGGATCCGAAGAGATTGAAACGCTTACCGGTAATCGCTACATGGTCAAGGCTGGAGCAGCTGCCGCGCGTGGTATCTCAAAGCCAGAAACAGTCCACATCGACGAAACGCGTGAACTGAAAGACGAAACTACTTGGGCCTCATTGCGATACACGATGATGGCGGCCGAGAATCCTCAGCTGTGGTCATATTCCAACGCTGGCGATCAGCACTCGATTGTGCTCAATCAATTACGCGAGCGCGGACTCGCTGCCGCGTCTGGGGCGGTCGATGACATCGGTTATTTCGAATGGTCAAGCGATTACGACATGATCGATGATTCCCCTAAATTCTGGGCAGGGGCGGCGATGGCAAATCCAGCGCTGGGCCACACTGTCCACATCGACAATCTAAAATCCGTCATGAACGATCCGCCGGATGTAGTCCGCACCGAAGTCTTGTGCCGATGGGTGCAGACAATCGACAGCGCGATCCCGTCTGGCGAATGGGCTGAGTGTGCAATCGATGGGATAGATTTAGACTTGGAGAGGACTGTCTGGCTTGGGCTGGACTGTTCACCGGATCGAAAGAACGCGGCACTGGTCGCAGCTCAGCACATGGATGACGGTCAATTCTTGGTCAAGCTGTTGCACACATGGCACAATGCCATTTCACTCGATGACAAATCAATCGCCAATGACGTGGCCGAGTACTACCGAAAAATGCCGGTCGAGGTCGTAGCATTTAGCAAGCGCACATCGTCGGCGATTGCATCAAGGCTTGTCCCAGCTGGAATCCCGATCGCTGACATCGATGGCGCACTGTACGGACAAGCGTGCGACGAATTTCTAGGAGCGGTCACATCGAAGAGATTGAGGCACATCAATCAGCCAGAACTGACGAAGCAAGTCCTGTCGGCGGCCAAGCTACGCTTTGGGGATGGTGGCTGGATTATCGGTCGGAGAGCATCACAGTCCACTGTCTGCGCGACGGTTGCGAGTGCGCTAGTCACGCATTTCGCGACACGCGAAGGGACGGATCTTGACATAATGGTATTTTGAGAGTACCGATCAAATAAAATTCACGCATGGGATTATTCGATCGCCGCTCAAAGCCTATGCCGGATGACCAAGTCATCGACGCATCACTGGCGCCTGTAAATTCGCTTGACTCAATCGGCGCACCTTATTTCGGCGGCGTGCAAAGCGCATCAAGAAGTGACGCGATGGGCGTGCCGGTAATCGCTCGCGCTCGCGGAATTATTTGCAGCACTGTCGCATCGCTACCCTTGGAAACAAAAGTCAAGGGTACAAATGAGCGCGTCGGATCGGTGCGTGTTATCAATCAACCAGATCCACGCATCACTGGCGCAGAATTTTGGGCATGGATTGCCGAGGATTTACTATTCCGTCCAGCCGCGTATTGCATGGTCATGTCCAGATATGCGGACACGGGTCGCATTCAATCGATGGAGCGTGTAGCACCTGAGCGCGTCGGCGTATTTACAAACGCCAATGGCACACAGATCGAAAGCTACACAGTGGACGGCGTACCTATTGCGCCGGATGATCTTGTCGTATTTGGCAACATGCAAGAAGGCTTACTCAATCGCGCAGGCCGTACAGTGAGAGCAGCTCACGCGCTAGAGCGTGCAGGATTAGATTTTGCACAGAATCCAGCGCCACAAATGATTGTCAAAACAAACGGCACAAATTTGCCCAAGGAAAGATTGCAAGCGCTCAAAGAAACATTTCTTAATCGCACAAGCAAATCGATTACAGTATTAAATGCTGACGTGTCACTGGACACTGTCGGATTCGATCCCAAGCAAATGCAAATGAACGAAGCTAGACAATACTTGGCTTTGGAATTGTGCAGAGCGATCGGATTACCGGCATGGTTCGCATCAGCTGATCCATCATCGATGACGTATTCAAACGCTGTAAATCAGCGCCGCGATTTGATCGATTTCTCGATCCGTCCGATCCTGACAATCATTGAGCAGCGCCTATCACTCACGGATTTCACCCCAGCCTCACAATATATCCGCTATAACTTGGACGATTTCTTGCGTGGCAATCCTTACGAACGCGCGCAAGTGTATGAAATTCTCAACCGCATCGGAGCAATGAGTCCAGAAGAAATCAGAGAAATGGAAGATCTAGTTTCATGAAGCTAACCACACCAATTCAGATCACGGCAGCCGATTCCGATTCACGGACAATCACCGGACGCATCGTGGCATTCGATGAAGAAGCAAACGCCAGCACCGGCAAAGTGGTATTCGCGAAAGGCTCGATCGAGCCTGCCGATGTATTTCTCAATCTTGAACATGATCGCACACGCAGAATTGGGCGAAGCATGACGATGTCAATGGATGGCGATTCAGCGATAAACGCGACATTCAAGATCAGCGCAACACAAGCAGGCAATGACGCACTGATCGAAGCGATGGAAGGCCTACGCGATGGATTCAGCGTCGAGCTGGCCGTCGAGGATTACGTACAGGAAAAGGGCTACATGAAAGTCCTCAAAGCAGAATTGACAGGCGTGGCACTTGTATCAGAGCCAGCCGTAAGAAGCGCACGCGTCGCAGAAGTCGCAGCGAATGAAGATGAAGAAACAGAAGATGATCTAGAAGATGATCTCGAAGAAGATTCCGATTCCGACTTGGAAAAGGATGCAACATCAACAGAAAAGGACGATGAAGTGGAACACACCGTTACACAAGCGGAAGCCGTCGAAACGGTTGAAGCCGCACAGTCAGTCACCGCCGCAGCAACAGTCGGCGGATTCACAGCCAAGCCACGATTGGATTTCTCAGCTACCAAGCAGCTCGAAATGACAATCAAGGCGACACTTGGATCAGAGGATGCACGTGCTTATGTACGCGCGGCAGCTGATACCACAGACAACGCAGGCTTGGTCCCTACACGCCAGCTCACCACCGTCATCAACGGGCTCGCAAATGCAACACGTAGCAATATCGACGCAATCTCACGTGGCACATTGCCAGATGCCGGTATGACATTCGAGATCCCAAAGATCACACAGCTACCAAGCATCACAGTCGAATCCGAAGGCGGAACACTTGCAGATGTCGATCAGACATCAGAATTTCTTAGCGTGTCAGTGGCTAAGTACTCAGGACAGCAGACATTCAGCGTCGAGCTATTTGATCGCTCATCACCACTCTTCATCGATGAGCTCATGCGCAACATGGCCGCACAGTACGCAAAGGTCACAGATACAGCTGTAAATGCTGCAATCATTTCTGGAGCATCAGCTGACGCGACAACAGTCGCAACATATCCAACAGCTGCCGAACTACTTGGCATCATCGCTCGCGGTGCTGCATCAGTTTATTCAGGCACACAAGGATTTGCTCGCAATATCATCATGAACACATCCCAGTGGTCAAATGTCATGACACTTAACGATTCAGGCCGTCCAATCTATAACGCAGCACAGCCACAAAATGCTGGCGGCGTCGTACGTCCAGATTCAGTACGTGGAAACGTTGCAGGGCTCGATCTATTCGTCACAGCTAACACAGCCGCGACAACAGACACCGATGGATCGATCTTGATCGTTAATCCAGAGGCTTACACATGGTACGAGTCACCTACTTATCAGCTACGCGCTGACATCGTGAACACCGGCCAGATCAATATCGCGATGTATGGCTACGGCGCAATCGCGACCAAGATCGGCGCAGGCGCTTTCAAGAATAACAAGGCGTAATCGCTACCAATTAGACATGGGTCGCGTCGCTCCCGACGCGGCCCAGTAGATGAAGGGATGGGCTCATGTCAGCAATCGTTACAGCGTCACAGCTGCGATCAATTCTTGGCGTGAGCTCATCACTTTACAATGACGCATATCTCGATGAAATCATCGACACAGCCGAAGGCGTGATCTTGCCTATGCTGACACAGAACACGACAGCGATCGTCAGCTATAAATTGACATCCAATGTCGCATATTTTTATGTAAGAGAGCCACACACTTTCGTGGCTGGCCAGTCAGTAATCGTCACAGGATTGCCGTCACCATTTAGCGCGACACATACAGTCTTGTCATCGGATGAACTATATTTTACGGCCGCGCTAACAAATGCAGATGTCAAGATCCGTCAGATCATTCCAAACGGCATCGCCACACTATCCGGCTATGGCGCGGCCACACTTTACATTGGAAATCCAAACGTCGAGAGCGCGATCCTTGCGGTATCCGTTGAAGTATTCCAAAGCCGTACAGCGGCAGGCGGTCAGATCGAAGGCGTCGATTTTGGCGTTACGCCGTACAGAATGGGCCGCAGCCTCACAAACAGGTGCATCGGGCTCCTTGGTAATTTGGTCGATACTCGAAGCATGGTCAGCTGATGCCAGCCTCATCGATAGCCGTCAATGTACGCGGCACGCTAAAGACAGCCATTCAAAACGTCGCAGCCAATACTTATGACAGCGTCCCAGAAGCGCCGATCGTGCCATTCGTGGCAATCGTGCCGACAAACCCTTATTTGGAATGCAATCTCATCGGCACATCGACCCGTGTCAAGGTCAATCTTGTCCTGACAGTCGGCGTCGCTATGCACTCGAACGCGGCAGCGCTTGACAATATCGAGCAGCTAGTCATGAGCATTCTGGCGGTTATCCCGTCAGGCTACACGGTCGGATCCGTGTCTAATCCAACCCCGATCATGATCGCAGCGTCGGAAATTCTGGCGTGCGAGATTGAACTATCAACGCAATACACTCAAACAAACTAGGAGAAAAAATGCCAACGACCGTCATCACCGGACGCGATCTTGTACTGACGATCGCTGCCGCAAATTACGACGCACAAGCGTCATCAGTAACATTGAGCAATGAGCACACCATCGAAACGTATCAAACACTCGACGGGCGTGCATATAAGGCAATCGATGACCAGTGGACACTGGAAGTCGAAATGCTCGCTGACTGGGGCGTAGCCTCATCACTATGCGAGGCAATGTGGACAGCGTGCGAAACCGCACCAAATACCACTTTGGCCGTATCACTCACAGCTGTCACTGGCGCGGTATTTACTTGCAACGTGTTGCCGGTATTCCCATCAGTCGGCGGTGCAGCACCGGACGCGCAGACAGTGTCGCTATCATTGACAGTTGTCGGCGTACCAACCGAAAATTTTAGCTAAGAGATAGGAATCGGGAGCAAATGAAAACAAACATCACAATCGAATACGTGTCAGGGGAGTCGGCCACATACGTGGCCGCTCCGCCTGAGTGGTGCAAATGGGAGAACAAGACAGGCCACACGATCACGCAAGCGGCAGACAAGATCGGGATTTCCGATCTTCTATTCTTGGCATATCACGCCATGAAGCGAGAAGCCGCTGGCAAGCCTGTCAAGCCTTACGAGGCTTGGATCGAAACAGTGTCAGACATACAGACAGGCGAACCCGAAAGCCCAAAAGCTACGCCGTCGGAAGCCTAAACCGCACCATCGTGGAGCTGGCCTTGGCCACAAATATCCCGATGAGCGAATGGCAAACGGCGGAGCAGATCATCACGGCGATCGAGATTCTGGAGAAGCGAAATGGCAGCTAAGGCAGGCAAGGGAACGATTGCCATCGAAGTCGAGCCTGCCGAATTCAGAAATCTATTGCGTCTATTGGGATCTCTACCGAAAGAATCCCAAGATGAGATCCGCACCAAAGCGCTGGCACTCTCTCAAAGATTTGCCGGTCAGCTGTTGCAATTTGCACAGTCATCACCTACGCCACAGGCGGTCAAGGTAGCCGAATCAATATCTCCAAAGCGCGATCGATTGATCCGCGTTGATGTCGGTGGCCCGAAGAAGGTCGGTCGCAAATGGGGCGGCGAGAAGCGAAAGAGCGGCAGCGTCGTCAAGCAGCAATCGGCCTCAGCTGGCGCATTACTTTGGGGATCAGAATTTGGATCTCATCGCGGCACAGATAAGTCAGGCCGCGCATATACGGATCGATTCAAAGCGCCTTACAGAAAATCGGGCTACTGGATCAATCCTGCGATGGATTACTACATCCCAATCATCGCGCGAGAATATTCTCAAATGGTGCAGGATGTAGCTAAGAAAGCAGGGCTCGACTGATGGCTGGCATTCCTAAAGTAAAAATCACATTCGACGCTGATCTGGATGGCTTACGCAAAGGCGTCAATGGCGCATCGACTGAGGTCAGTGGATTTGGCGATAAGGTCAAGAAATTTGGCAAGATTGCAGGCGCGGCATTTGCCGCCGCTGGCGTTGCCGCTGCCGCTTATGCTGGAAAGCTATTGGTCGATGGCGTAAAGGCTGCGATCGAGGATGAAGCAGCACAGGCAAAGCTTGCAACCACACTCACAAATGTCACGGGCGCGACAAATGCACAGATCGCGGCGGTCGAGTCCCAGCTACTCAAAACATCATTACTCACTGGAATCACCGACGACGAATTGCGTCCGAGTTTTGAGAGGTTGGTCAGAAGTACACAGGATTCTGAGCAAGCCTTAAAGCTGCAACAGCTTGCCCTTGACATCGCCGCCGGAAGCGGAAAATCGCTCGAATCGGTGAGCAACGCCTTGGGCAAAGGGCTGGATGGATCAACGGCATCGCTAGCAAGATTGGGCATCGGACTATCGGCTGCCGAATTAAAGACGATGACGATGGAAGAAATCACGGCCAAACTTGCGGACACATTTGGCGGTCAAGCGTCGCAACAGGCTGACACATTTCAAGGCAAGATGCAGCGCTTACAAGTCGCATTTGCCGAAGGTAAAGAAACAGTCGGATCTTTCGTGCTGGATGCCATCACACCAATGGTCAGTGGATTCGTTAATAACGTCATCCCTGCCGTGCAGAAATTAGCCGAAGAGCTAGGGCCAAAGCTTACGCCAATATTCACAGCGCTCACCGAATACATCCGCGATTTCGTCATTCCTACATTTCAAGCCATTTGGCAATTCATCACAGAATTCGTCATCCCTGCAATCGGTAGCGTGTTATCGCCAATCATTGATGGATTGCGATCAGCATTCGAAAAGGTCACATCCAAGATCGGCGAGAACGAAGAGAAGCTCAGGCCGCTATTGGCACTATTCAAAGTCATTGCCGCATTCGTGCGCGATGTATATGCGCCAGTCTTGGGCAAGATTTTGGGCGCCGCATTTAACACACTCGGCACAGCGATCGGAATAGTCATCGGACTATTTGCCAGCCTTGTCGATGTGGTAAACAAGGCATTCAACGCCATCAAGTCGATCGTCAATTTCATCAAGAATAATCCAGTAACGCAGGCACTTGGCGGCGTCATTGATAACGTATTCGGCGGCGGTAGGGCTTTGGGTGGCCCAGTCAATCGTGGCACGTCATACGTGGTTGGTGAGCGTGGCCCAGAGCTGTTCGTCCCTACGACTAGCGGCAAGATCATTCCAAATGGCGGAATGGGCGGCGGCGGTGGATCGGTCATCAATCTCACAGTGAACGGCGCGATCGACGCCGAAGGCACAGCGCGCACGATCATCGATGTACTCAATCGCTCATCATCGCGCGGCACACTAGGCGCTGGACAGTTCAGCTACTCATGACCATATTCAATCCAGAGTGGCGTGTGACAATCGGTGGAGAAATCTACACAAATGTCATTCTTTCAGGGGTATCAATTACATCAGGGCGCACCGATATTTATTCTCAGCCAGTCGCCGGATATTGCTCTCTCACAGTCATCAATCTAAATAACTCAGTATTCGAATTTCAAGTCAATCAAGGCATGACGCTACAGCTCAAAGATTCGACTGGCACTTATGTCACGGTATTCGGCGGCAACATCACAGACGTCACACTTGAAGTCGTATCAGCTGGCGGATCGGGAATGGCCACAGCTGCATCACTGACGGCGCTTGGCGCACTCTCTCGATTGCCTAAAGCGCTCACCGAAGGCGTACTTGCCAAGGATCTTGATGGCGTACAGATCGCATCACTATTGACGGATTTGCTTGTAAATAATTGGCTAGAAGTCCCTGCCGGCTTAACTTGGGCGACATATTCATCGACCGAAACTTGGGCAAATGCACAGAACACTGGACTCGGTGAGATAGACACAGGAATCTATGAGCTAGAGGCACGGACGGCAGAAGTCACGGATGTCTATTCGCTGGCCTCAGCTTTGGCCGTGTCTGGCTTTGGATACCTATACGAATCCGCCGATGGCCTTATCAATTATGCAGGGGCTACACATCGTCAGGATTATCTGGCAAACAATGGCTACACAGTCATTTCAGCCAATCAGGGCTTGTCCGCCGGTATCCGCACAGTGACTCAGTCTGGCGACGTGCGCAACGTCATCGCACTTAAATATCGGGGCGGTACAGAAGAAGTTCAAGATTTAGAATCGATCGCGGTATTTGGCAAGCTAGGGCAATCAATCACGACAACCCTTGAAAACAAAACAGACGCCGAAGATCAGGCGCAAAGGTATCTGGATCTTAGGTCATACCCCAGAGCCAAATTTGAGTCAATCACATTCCCAATTACATCCCCAGAATTGAGCGATCAACAGCGCGACGCACTACTGGGCATATTCATGGGAATGCCAATCAGCTTGACAGATTTGCCGCTAAACATATCTGGCGGAGAATTCCAAGGTTATGTCGAAGGGTTCACGTGGAGCGTGTCACTCAATTCGATTTTATTGACGATCAACATGTCGCCGATCGAATTCTCACAGGTAGCGATAAACTGGGAACAGGTGAACGCGGCAGAGGCTTGGAATACAATTTCAAACACACTTACATGGGAAAAAGCGATCGGGGCGGTGGCATAAATGGCAACTACTACAAATTTCGGATGGGAAACCCCAGACGACACGGATTTGGTCAAGGATGGCGCGGCGGCTATGCGTACCCTTGGCAATTCGATTGACACGTCATTCGTGGATCTCAAAGGCGGCACGACTGGTCAAATCTTGTCCAAGGCTAGCGCGACGGATCTTGACTATACATGGATCACAAATGACATCGGTGACATCACAGGCGTCACAGCTGGCACTGGTCTATCCGGTGGCGGTACATCAGGCGATGTCACTTTGGCCATTGATTCGTCAGTGGCAACCCTTACCGGTACACAAACATTTACAAACAAAACACTGACAGCGCCAGTCATCAATGGCGGATTGATAAATCTCACACTCAACGCACAAACAGGCACGACTTACACTCTCGTCGCAGCTGATTCTGGAAAACTTGTCACGATGGCAAATGCAAGTCCGATCACGCTAACCTTGCCGCCGTCAGTTTTTGCCGTAGGTGAACAAATCAACATCGCACAAACTGGCGCTGGCCAAGTCACATTTGCGCAGGGCGCAGGCGTAACAATAAATTCAATCGGTGCGGCGCCAACAGCTCCAAAAATTTCAAAACAATACGGCGCAGCCACAGCAATTTGCACAGCCTCAAATGTATTTTTGGTCATTGGCGGTCTGATCTAAAATGCCAATCTTGGGAATTATGGCATCGCAAACAGGTGTCACCGTAACAGGTGGAACACTTTACACATCCGGCGGATATAATTATCGAGTATTTACAGGAAATGGATCGCTAGTCGTATCAGGCGGCACACTCACTTGTGATTACTTAATCGTCGCAGGTGGCGGCGGTGGCGGTGGTCAGCAAGGCGGCGGCGGTGGTGCGGGCGGATTGCGCGCATTTGCAAGTCAGTCATTGAGTTCGGGTACTTATAACGTGACAATCGGTGGCGGTGGTACTGGCGGTTTTAGTTCAGGCAACACTGGCAAAGCCAACGGAGTCGCGACATCATTCAATTCCACATCAGTATCGGGTGGCGGCTACGGCGCAGCGAACGCGGCTGGCGGTAATGCTAACTCAGGCGGATCGGGCGGTGGTGCAGGAATTGGCGGCACATCAAACGGATCAGGAAATTCAGGCAGCTATTCTCCGGTCGAAGGATTTGCTGGCGGTGCAGGATCAAGCGGTGATGGCGGTGCAGGCGGCGGCGGTGCAGGCGCGGCAGGTACGGCAAAGAATAGTTCGGGAAATGGTAGAGCCGGCGGTGTAGGTGCGTCAGTTTATAATTCTATAGATTTCTCATCGTGGCTATCTGCAACAAGCTCAGGAGATGCTGGAAAGCTTGCAGGTGGCGGTGGTGGTGGTACAAGTAGTTTTTACAGTCCAGCGGCAGGTGGTGACGGCGGTGGTGGAGATGGTGCAAATAATGACACAGGAACGCGACCACAAGCGGCACAGGCTGGATTAGCAAACACAGGCGGCGGCGGTGGTGGTGGATCCCAATATAGCAATGGTGAAGGCCAAGGCGGCACAGGCGGATCAGGAATTGTAATTGTGAGGTATCAGTAATGAGTCACTGGGCAGAAATAAACGAAGATAATGAAGTCATTCGTGTACTTGTCGGCGACAATAATGATCCAAATGGCGATGAAGGGTATCAATGGCTTATCGATAACCTTGGCGGCACATGGATCAAAACAAGTTATAACGGCACGATCCGATTTAATTATGCAGGAATCGGCTACACATACGATCCTATCGATGACGCATTTATCGCACCGATGCCAGATTGCAATCATGACGAATTGCTACTTAACGATTTAAAACGATGGGAATGCTCCCATTCTTCACACAAATCAATTGAGGTAAATCCATGACATATCCAGTCGGATCAGCTCCACACGTCATTGAAATTGCAAAGGCCGAAATCGGCACAATCGAAGAAGGTGACAATTTAACGAAGTACGGCAAATTTACGAAAGCCGATGGCCTGCCTTGGTGCGGATCATTCTGTAATTGGGTACTGGCACAAGCTGGTGTTAAGGTGCACAGCCTTGTCAGCACAGCCACAGGCGCTCACAAATTTAAGGAGATCGGTCGCTGGCATGAAGTACCGGCAATCGGTGACATGGCATTCATGGACTTTCCACATGACGGCGTGGATCGTATCTCTCACATCGGAATCGTCGTGGCCATTGATGGCAAAACAATCACGACAATCGAAGGCAACACATCCGGCACTGGCGATCAACGCAATGGCGGAATGGTGATGGTCAAGCAGCGCACAGTCGGAAAAGAAGTGGTCGGCTTTGGTCGTCCCAAGTACAAGCCTTACAAAGGCGAATTTCCCATCGTAGAAATCCAAGCACCGAAGAAGGCTGCAAAGCCTACAAAGGAGAAAAAAACATGGAAGAAATGAAAGCAATAGCAGCAAGCTGGGCGCGCTCATTCATGGCGGCAGCTTTGGCTTTATACATGGCAGGGGAAACAGATCCCAAGACTTTGGCAATGGCTGGCGCGGCAGCGGTCGCACCGGTGATCCTACGATGGCTCAATCCAAAGGATCAGGCTTTCGGGTTATTGGGGAAGTGACTCGGGGACTACAGCTGACAGCCTTGGCGATTTTATTATCGTTGGGGCTGTCGGCTTGTGGTTATCAAGGTTGGACAAGATATGAGTGCCAAGATTTCGAAAACTGGCAAGCGCCTGAGTGTAATCCGCCGCAATGTAAAGCTCTCGGAGTCTGCACTGAGGACATATTTGGAGAGGATCCCAATGGTTTCACGTCATCAAAATCGGCTAACAAATGAGCAGCTCAAAGCTCGGCTGATCGTATTCATTGGCATATCACTAGCGCTCACATTTACATTTTCGGTCGCTGGAATGCTTTACGCGTTGATATTCGTGACGCAACCGCTTGGCGATCAAGCGCCCAATGATCGAGCATTCATCGAGCTATT